AAAAGAAAATGTTTTGGGAATCTATAGGAAAGTTAGTAGAGAATTCGAGGAAACAGAGTTAGGTTAACTAACCAACTTCAATAGATGCTAGAGGGGGCGGGGGGGTCTTGCAAACTCTACCCCCCCCTCAGCATCGCCCGCCTCCCAAAAATATCCCCGGGGGGACTTTTACATTAATGTGTTTGGTTTAAATGGAGAAGCAGGACGGTATGACTGACGAACGTGCCCGGATTATCGTAGCAATGCGCCAACGCTTTGCCGCCTACTGGGCGCTGACGCAGCAGGAGCGTGACTTGCTGGACGACGGGCGACTCATCCCGGTCAAAGAAACCGAGGAATTGTTCGAGCAGGCAATGCGTGGTGATGAGTTAACAACCTGGCCGAAACGAAGTTTCCGCGTGGTCGCATGGCAGGCCTCCCGCCTCCCAAAAATAACCCCGGGGGAAATTTTACATTAATGAGTTTGTTTTTTGAGGAGCAGGATGAAGCGTAAACCTAGTTTTACTTTTGGGATGACGAAGGAAGAGCACGACAGTCTTGCTACTCTGTCCAACAGACCCCTAACGCAAGGTCCAATCCAACTAAGAGACATCTCACAAAACCAAACTATTCTTAACAAGAAAAGTTTCCTGGATTCGTTATTTGACGAGTACACTAAAAGGAGTAATGATGACAATCGCTAAGGAATTTACAGATTGGCAGAAGAAAGGTAAATCTGCTTTTGCTCAGTTTAATAGAGAGTCTCCCGCGCTTAGCTCGCTTCGAGACTATCTTATACCAACCTATGGTGGAGCAGACTTAGGAATTTACGGCGTTCGTAGAGTTAGAGGTAGTCTTCTTTCATGGTCAAGCCATTCGTTTGGGTCGGCTTTGGACTATTCATATCGTGGACTTCCAAGGGAGGTCGCGATTAAAATTATTGAGTTTCTTATTAGTAACTCTGAAGAACTTGGTGTTCAGGCTATCCACGATTACGTTGGTGGTCGTATCTGGCGCGCTAACCGATCTGGAGATAAGAATGGTGGTTGGCAGAAGCAACGCAAAAACAAAGAGGGCATGGGTCAAACTTGGGGCGACTGGTTACATATCGAAGTTAATGAGCGCAAGTGGGCTGATGGTCGTAGCGTTTTAGAAAAGCTTGGTTCGGACACTCGACGAGTTCTTCGTCGTGGAGACTCTGGAGACGATGTAAAAATCGTTCAGTCTGTTCTTCGCGACAAAGCCGGTCAGACCATAACTGTTGATGGTAAGTTTGGTTCACAAACCGAAATGGCAGTTAGAAATGTTCAAGCATTTGTAAGCGGCGGTAAAGGTCCGGTCACTGGCGTTGTTGATTCAGAGTTCTGGAAAGTTATTGATCTTTTAAACCAAAAGTAAAAGGCGGAGTTTTTGTGGATTTAAAGTGGAGAGAAAAAGCAGCGTGTAAAGGTATGGACACCTCTATATTTTTTCCAAAACGTGGTGAGGACTCAAGACCTGCCAAAAAAGTTTGCGCATCGTGCCCTGTTTCGAACGAGTGTCTCGAGTACGGATATTTGTATGGTGAGCACAATGGTATATGGGGCGGAGTAAGCGAAAGACAGATGCGAAAAGAACGCCGATTCCGAAGGCTAAATGCGACCGCAGCATAACCAGTTTTATATTGGGAAGGAGAAACATGGCTTCGCAAAAAAGAGACACAACAAAGCGGCCAGTAACTCGCCCAGCTACAACGGTTGAGGGTCGTGAGAATCAGCTTATAGCTCATGCCATAGATTTAGCAGAGCGACAACTAAAAGATGGAACCGCGTCCTCACAAGTTATAAGTCATTATTTAAAACTCGGTTCCACAAGAGAGCGTTTAGAGCAAGAGCGACTACAAAAAGAGAATGAACTCTTAAGTGCTAAAGTCGAACAACTAGCCTCAGCAAAGCGGGTTGAAGATCTGTACAAAACAGCGCTTGAGGCGATGCGTTCCTATGCTGGGCAAGAAACTATGGATGATGAAGACGATGATGACTAGAACCTACACAGAACTAACAAAGTTTAGTTCCTTTGAGGATAGGTATAACTATTTAAAACTCGGCGGTCGCGTTGGGGAGTCGACGTTTGGGTTTGACCGTTATATTAACCAATCTCTCTACCATTCTCGAGAGTGGAAAACTGTAAGGAATCATGTAATTATTAGAGATCTTGGGTGTGATCTTGGTGTTTCTGGCTACGAAATAAATAGCACTCTTTTAGTTCACCACATGAACCCTATAAATGTTCATGACATCTTAGGTGGAGAAGATGATATTTTAGATCCTGAGTTTTTGATAACAACAACTAGTTTAACACATAATGCAATTCACTATGGAGATCCTAAACTTCTTCTTACCGCTCCAAAGGTTCGAACTCCAGGCGATACAAAACTCTGGTGATATTCTATTATACTTAAGAAAGGAGACCACCAATGGAACAAAGCATATTAATAAGTACTAAAAAAATTTTAGGGCTTTCTGAAGAGTACACGGCGTTTGATTTGGATATTATAACCCATATAAACGGCGCACTTTCTGTTTTATCACAAATTGGGCTTGGTCCGACAAATGGTTTTTATGTAGAGGACAGTTCCGATCTTTGGACTGATTTTATTCCAAACAGTAGCATTCTAAGTTTAGTAAAAACTTACGTGTTTCTAAAAGTTAGAATTTTGTTTGACCCACCAGCGACGTCATTTTTAATTACTGCCATGAATGAACAAATAAAAGAGTATGAGTGGCGTATAAGTTCATTAAGAGAAAGCGCACTATAAAAACAAAGGCGACTAAAATGGAAACCGTTGATGATATTTTAGCTCACTACGGCGTAAAAGGTATGCGGTGGGGGGTCATTAACAAAGATGAACCAACTAGTGGGATTAAAAAAAACAGCGTTGAGTTAAGTGCATCCGAAAAGCGTTTGGTAGATAAATTAACCCCCATGGGGTATGGTGAAGCTCAAGTAAAAAGACGATTTGGTCCAGAAGAGTCTGAAACAGAAAAAAAAGGACTAAGTGACCAGCAGAAGAAAGCACTATATGCCGTTGGCGCAGCAGTAGCAGTAGGCGCGGCAGTTTACGGAGTAAATCGGTACGGCCCAAAAGCAAATTTAATGCGAGAGATTAAGGTAAGTGACGCATTAAAAGGCGATAATATGACAAAAGGTTTTACCGAAGAAACCTTAAAAAGATTAAGTACTGAGCCACTAATACTTAAGCCAGGGAGCATAGTGCAACGACTATCCATGACAAAGGAAGTTGACATTCGAAACAACTTCTTTGCTTCGGTAGACGAAGCCGACGTTGCTAGGTATAAAGCAATCCTTCCTATATATTGGAAGAATTGGAGTGGAGAAAAAAACCCAACCGGTTACGTTGTAAAATTAAAAAATATCGCTGAAATAAAAGCCCCTTCCGAACGTGAAACGTTTGAAATTTTCAAGGGTGTTCTAGATGAAGCCTTTCCCAACCAAACAGGCCGAGGACTTCCACTTAAAGATCTTATAAATGAATACTACGGTACTAAGGATGATGTAGATACCTTAGCTCTTAAACACTTTCACAAATATGCTTTAAACTGGAATAATGTTAATGATGAAATAACAAAATCCATGTTTGATCGTGTAAAAAAATTAGGATATAATGCCATACCAGACATGAACGATGCGAATAATTTATCGGAATCTCCCTATATATTCTTCAATAAAAAAGCATTTGAAATTGTTGGGCACGAAACCCATGGATTAAAAGAGATCAAAGAAGCACAGAAGCAAATAAGAGCTCTTGTTCATGCTTTATTTATTTTTGGAAAACACTTAGGAGTAAGAATGGTTACTGACGAAGAAGTAGAAACATTCCTTCAACACTACGGCGTAAAAGGTATGCGTTGGGGCGTCAGAAAAAACTCCTCGACTAGTAGTGCAAACAGTGCTGTAAAAAAAGATAGAAAAGAAATTTCTGCAAAACGTCGTCTTATAAGTGATGCCGATCTTGACAAATACGTTTCGAGACTCGAGAAAGAAAAGAAATTAAAAACTTTAATTGAAGACGATTTGTCACCCGGTAAGCGTGCTGTTAAAATGTTAATGAGCGATGTCGGTAAAAACTCAATGCGAGCCGTTGGTACTGGCCTAGCAATCTATGGTGTTCGCGCAGCTTTAGTAAAGAAATTTGACGTCAAGGAAGCGGTTCAATATTTGAAACCAAAGAAATAATAAAGTGGGGCCACATTGACTTTATCGAATACGGCGACCCCAAAATATTACGGTGAGTTTCGTGATGCTGTTCTTCGCGGTGACATTATTGTAAATCGTGAAGTCTCATTAGAGATGAATCGAATTGATGATTTAATTCGTAACCCAAACGTTTACTATGATGATCAAGCTGTTGAGGGGTTTGTTAAATACTGCGAGAAAGAATTAACTTTAACTGACGGTGGCGATCTAATTCTTCTACCGTCATTTAAAGTTTGGGCCGAACAACTTCTTGGCTGGTACTACTTTGTTAAAAGAACCGTTTATAAACCAGGGAAAAACGGGGCTAAAGGTTCCTATGTAACAAAAGAAATTAAAAAGAGGCTGGTAACAAAACAGTATTTGATTGTTGCCCGAGGCTCAGCCAAATCGATGTATGCTATGTGTATACAGGCATACTTCTTAAATGTCGACACTGCGACAACACATCAAATCACAACGGCGCCGACGATGAAACAAGCCGAAGAAGTGATGTCGCCATTCCGAACGGCAATAACAAGAGCAAAAGGACCTCTATTTAAGTTTTTAACTGAAGGGTCCATACAAAACACTACTGGATCTAAAGCCAATAGGGTTAAACTCTGGCCGACGAAAAAGGGTATTGAAAACTTTTTAACTGGTTCGTTGCTTGAAATTCGACCGATGTCAATCAATAAACTTCAGGGTTTAAGACCTAAAGTTTCAACGATAGACGAATGGTTGTCGGGAGACATTCGGGAAGATGTTGTCGGTGCAATTGAACAAGGCGCGTCGAAGTTAGATGACTATTTGATTGTCGCTATAAGTTCAGAAGGAACTGTAAGAAACGGTTCTGGCGACACAATCAAAATGGAACTCGCTAGTATCTTAAAAGGCGACTATGAGGCGCCGCACATCTCCATCTGGCATTATAAGTTGGATGACATATCAGAAGTTGCCGACCCGTCTAAATGGATAAAGGCAAATCCGAACATTGGATTAACAGTTACTTATGACGTTTATCACTTAGATGTCGAAAGAGCCGAAAAAGCTCCGGCTTCTAGAAACGACATTTTAGCAAAAAGGTTTGGGATCCCAACCGAGGGTTTTACATACTTCTTCACATATGAAGAAACAATGGTACACAGACCTAGAGATTTTTGGGGACTACCTTGTTCTTTGGGTCTCGATCTATCCCAAGGTGACGACTTCTGCGCTTTTACCTTCTTATTCCCTCTGGGTAACGGGTCTTTTGGTGTAAAGACTAGAAGTTATATAACAACTTTGACTTTGATGAAACTTCCTGGTGCTATGCGAGCAAAGTATGAACAATTTCTATCTGAAGGAAGTCTACATGTCTTAGAGGGAACTATTTTAGATATGATGACTGTTTATGATGATTTAGATGCGTTTATAATACAGAATGGGTATGACGTACGCTCGGTTGGATTCGATCCGTATAATGCGAAAGAATTTATAACTAGATGGGAAACAGAAAACGGCCCGTTTGGTATCGAAAAAGTTATACAAGGCGCAAAAACGGAGTCAGTTCCACTTGGAGAACTAAAAATACTAAGTGAAGAAAGAAAACTCATATTTGATCAAGATCTTATGAGCTTTGCTATGGGAAACGCAATAACATTAGAAGACACTAATGGAAACAGAAAACTTCTAAAAAAAAGAGCGCAAGAAAAAATCGATAATGTTTCTGCTTTGATGGATGCTTACGTTGCCTATAAATCCAATAAAGATTCATTCGAGTAATTTTTTTAATTATTTGCCGGATCTAAAAAGTAAAGAAGGGTAATATAATGAAAAAAAAGTTTTTTATTATGGAGGTGAATCGGTTTGGCAATAATCCAAAAACTTAAAAATAGTTGGAACGCTTTTAAATCTTCGGAGAAAGATAATTTCCCAACTAGTTACACTTATGGCCCAAGCGCTAATCACGACCCGCAGCGACCAAGACTCACATATTATAACGAACGATCAATCGTTTCCTCAATCTATACCCGACTTGGAATGGATATTGCTGGCGTTCAGATTCGACACGTAAAGCTCGATGAGTTTGACCGTTATTCTGGAGATGTCAAAAGTTCTTTAAATATGTGCTTTCGATTGGAGCCAAATCTCGACCAAGGCCCAAGAGCATTCCGACAAGACATTGCTATGACGCTATTTGATAAAGGCGTTGCGGCAATTGTCCCAGTAGACATGGTTATGGACGCTAATAACTCTAACATAAGCGATATTTACACACTTAGAGTTGGCGAAATAGTTGAATGGTTTCCAAAACACGTTCGTGTTCGTTTGTATAACGAAGAAAAAGGGATTCGACAAGACGTTGTTTTAGAAAAAAAAGTTGTTGCTATTGTTCAAAATCCTTTATACAGCGTAATGAATGAACCGAGCTCGACATTACAAAGATTAACGCGAAAGTTACAACTTCTTGACGTTGTCGACGAACAGTCTAGCTCTGGGAAAATGGATATTATCATACAACTTCCCTACGTTATAAAGTCTGAAGCACGAAGAGCCGAAGCAGAGCGTCGTAGAAGCGAAATTGAGTTCCAACTTAAAGGTAGTCAGTATGGTATCGCCTATACCGATGGAACCGAAAAGATAACGCAGTTAAACCGACCAGCAGAAAACAATCTTTTGAAACAAGTTGAGTTTTTAACTGGAATGTTATACAGCCAACTTGGTATTACCGAAGAGGTTATGAATGGTACTGCCGATGAAAAGACTATGACGAATTATTATAGTCGAACCATTGAACCCATTTTAGATTCAATAGTTGAAGCTATGCAAAAAACTTTCTTAGGTCTATCAGGAACAAAAGATCAACAAAGTATAAAATACTTTAGAGATCCGTTTAAACTTGTTCCAATTTCCCAGATTGCTGAAATTGCAGATAAGTTCTCTAGAAACGAAATTCTAACACCTAACGAGGTTAGAAGTTTCATAGGCATGGCGCCTTCTGCAGAGCCAAAAGCAAATCAACTTCAGAACAGCAACATGCCTCAGACCGAAACTACAGACTCTCAGCAATTAACAGACGGAGCCGATAAAGGTCAATAATGTTTTTAAAAACCATTAATAATCAAACAGTTAAAAGTGAAAGGAAAACGTCAAAATGAAACCAGATTTTACTGAACTTTTGGCAAAAGCAGACTTTAGCGGCTACGCAACAAAGGCTGGACTTAAGTGTACCGATGGGCGCGTAATAATGCAGGACGCGTTTAAACATCAGGATGGTACGCAGGTCCCTCTTGTTTGGCAGCACGGTCATACCGATCCCGAAAATGTTTTGGGTCATGCCATTTTACAAAACCGAGAAGACGGCGTTTATGCCTATGGGTTCTTCAATCGAACCGCAAAGGCTACGCACCTCAAGGAAGCAGTCGACCACAAAGACATTAAACACATGTCAATATGGGCAAACGACTTAATTCAGCGGTCTAGCAACGTTCTTCATGGTGCAATTCGAGAGGTTAGTTTGGTTCTTTCCGGGGCTAACCCGGGAGCACTTATTGAAAACGTCTCAATTCGTCACTCTGACGGTGATGAAATCGCTCTCGAAGATGAAGCTATAATCTATACCGGATTAGAGTTGTCTCACGCAGCGTTAACAACTAGCGAAAGTTCTTCAACAAACAATGAAACTACAGTTGAAGAAGTAATAAATAGCATGACCGAAGAACAGCGGGACGTTCTTTATTTTATGGTCGGAGAGGCAATGGCGAGTTTAGAGAACGACTCCATGAGCCAGAGCAACCTCGATGAAAACGCATCAAACGATGATATATACAACAGTTTAAATGATCAGCAAAAAGAACTTCTTCACGCTATGCTCGAAGAAACCATCAAAAACAACACTAATCCGGAAGGAAAAGAAGAAATGACTCGCAACGTCTTCGAAGGCAACAACAAAACCGACAGCAATGTTCTGTCACACGCACAGCTCCAGGAAATTGTGGCTTCGGCTGTCAAGACTGGCTCGCTCCGAGATGCGGTTGATCAGTACGCCCTTCAGCACGGCATTACCGATATCGACACGCTGTTCCCGGACGCTACTGCTGTCGATGCCGCCCCCGAGTGGCTCAAGCGTCGCACCGACTGGGTTGACCGTCTGCTCATGGCTACTCGAAAGAGCCCGTTCAGCCGCATTAAGACCCTCTACGCTGATATCACTATGGATGATGCTCGTGCAAAGGGTTACATTAAGGGCGACTTCAAGAAGGAAGAGTTCTTCAGCGTTGCAAAGCGTGTGACGACTCCCACCACCATCTATAAGAAGCAGAAGCTTGACCGCGACGACATGGTCGACATCACAGACTTCGATGTTGTTTCGTGGCTCAAGAGCGAGATGCGTCTGATGCTCGATGAGGAACTGGCTCGCGCCATTCTTATTGGCGATGGCCGCGACATTGCAAGTGATGAGAAGATCAATGAGGGTAACATTCGCCCGATTGCTAAGGATCATGAGCTTTACACGATCACACTCACCGCAAACGTCGACGATGCAAACTCGAGCGCAATGGAGGTCATTGACCTGATCATCTCTAACCGGTGGCGGTATAAGGGTACTGGTCAGCCGACCCTCTTCACCACGGAGACCCAGATTGCTCGTTTCATGCTCCTCAAGGACACCACTGGCCGTCGCATCTATAAGTCATTGGCCGAAATTGCAGCAGACCTTCGTGTCGCTGAGATTATCCCGGTCGAGGTCATGGAAGATGAGCCGAACATCATCGGTATCCTTGTGAACCCCGTCGACTATGTCGTCGGCGCCGACAAGGGCGGTCAGGTCAGCATGTTTGACGACTTCGACATCGACTACAACCAGCAGAAGTACCTCATCGAAACCCGCGTTTGCGGTGCTTTGGTGAAGCTTAAGTCTGCAATGGTTATCCGTAAGACGGCGTCTACGAACGTTCTGGTTACGCCGAACATGCCCACATTCAACCACGTCACTGGTGTTCTTTCGATCACCAACCAGACTGGCGTTGTTTACACGCGCACAAACGTCAATGGCTCGAACCCGACCGTTGTCAACGCTGCTGGTTCGCCATACGCTGCCATCGCAGCCGGCGCTTCTATTGTGGTCACCGCAACTCCCGCCGCAGGTTACTACTTCTCGAGCAGCGACGACGACAGCTGGACGTTCACTCGCGACCAGGCCTGATAATATAAAGGGGTTTTTATGGCACGATTTTACGGTGAAGTCGGGTATGGTTCGACTGTTCAAACTCCAGCCAACTCTGGAATTTGGAAAGACACAATAACCGAGCGTCAGTACTATGGCGATATAATTAGGAACATTAGGAGACTCGAAGACGGGGAAGGTCTAAACAATGACATAACCCTTGGGAATTCTATAAGTGTTCTTGCCGATGAATATGCCAATAACAACTTCTTTGATATCAAGTATGTAAGATTGGCGGGGACTCTCTGGACTGTTACATCAGTCGAGGTTAAGAGTCCCCGCTTAATCTTAAGCTTAGGGAGTGTTTACAATGGCCCAACGGCTTGATCTACAAGCTACTCTTGTTAATCTTCTTGGTTCTGGAAACGTCTACTTTCAACCACCTCCTAGTTTAAAAATGCAATATCCATGCATCGTCTACAATCGAGAGGATGCTATTACTGATTTTGCAGGTAATAAACCGTATAGTTATCGAAAACAGTATTTGGTTACGGTTATCGACTCAAACCCAGATAGTTTGATTCCAGATAAAGTAGCAGCTTTACCGCTTTGTGTCTTTGACAGATTTTATACGGCCAACAATCTAAATCACGATGTTTACAAAATTTTCTTCTGAAAGGAAATCAAAATGGCAGTTCTTTCTTGGGACCAGACTGGTCAGCGATTCTATGAAACCGGTGTAGATCGCGCAGTTCTTTACATTCCGGATGCCGGTGGCGTCTATACAAACGGTGTTGCTTGGAATGGTATCACCGCAATTACCGAGTCGCCTGGTGGCGCAGAGACAAACCCGATGTTTGCCGACAACATCAAGTATCTTAACCTCTTCTCGCTTGAAGAGTATGCTATGACGCTTGAGGCTTACACGTTCCCCGACCAGTTTGCTCAGTTTGATGGTACGTGGATTGCCTCGCAGGGCGTCTATGTCGGCCAGCAGAACCGAACTCCGTTTGGTTTGTCGTATCGTACCCGTCTGGGTAACGATCTTTTAAGCGACGACTTCGGGTATAAGCTCCATCTCGTTTACAACTGCTTAGCAAGCCCTTCTGAGCGAGCCTATAGCACAGTTAACGACTCTCCGGAAGCAATTACCTTTAGTTGGGAAATCGCAACAACTCCTGTTCCGGTTACCGGCAGGAAAGCAACGTCGATTATTACAATCGACACAACTAAGGTCATGCCCGCAAACCTCACTGCGCTTACAAACGCTCTTTGGGGTACCGGTGGTACGGATCCTCGTCTTCCGTTCCCGGATGAAGTGATTGCGATGTTTGCTGGCAGCCTTACCACAGTCACGACTACTGCTCCCACTTTCGTTTCGACAACTGGCGTCATTACGATTCCGACCATTACTGGTGTTCGTTACCGTCGTGCCGATACCGGCGCAACCGTAACTGGTACAGTCACGATTTCGGGTGGCGCAGGTGCGTACTTGACTATCACAGCGGAACCGACAAACGGTACGTACATTTTCTCAGCACAGAGTGATGACGACTGGACATTCGTCCGTACAGCCTGATGTATTCTGGAACAAAGTTTGAAGGGGATTAAAAGTTTAAAGCTTCAATCCCCTTCAAACTAGTTCTAGAATAACTATATATGTTTATTTTTTTGTTAAAAGTTAACTTTATAAATTAGGAGAATAGAATGTCTAAAGGAAACACCTTTGAAAACGATTTTGTTAAATTGATATTCAACGGAACTGCGATTCCAAACATTGCCGATAATGCCTCTACTTCACCATTGACTAATTTGTTTTTAAGTCTGCATACAGGAGATGTTGGTGAAGCCGGTGATCAAACAACTAGTGAAGCAAATTACACTGGGTATGCAAGAGTTGCCGTTTCTCGAAACTCTACCGGCTTTAGCATTACAAATAACACAGTCACATTAGTTTCGAATACAGAGTTTCCTGCTTGTACTGGTGGTTCTAGTACAATTACTCATTTTGCTATTGGCACAGCATCAACAGGAACAGGTAAAGTTTTATACAAAGGTTCGGTGTCACCAACTATTACAGTAACAAATGGCGTGACTCCAAGAATCAACAGCGGCACAATTGTGACGGAAGACTGATTTTATGTCAGATAACGTCATATTGCCAGGTAATGGAACTTCTGTTGCTGCTGATAACATCGATGGCGTTCTTTACCAAAGAATAAAACCAACTTTCGGTGATGACGGCAGTGCAATAGACGTTTCAAATAAAAATCCACTTCCAACCGAGTCGGCAACAACAGTTAACCTTCTAGTAATGTTAAACCGACTTGTGAAACTTCTAGAGTCAAATGCCGTCGTTGACTCAGCGCAAAGGCAAAGAATAACAATTGATGCGGGCACATTGCCCGCGGTTACTACAGTCAGTACAGTTACTACTGTTACGACGGTTTCGACTGTTACTACAGCAAACAACCTTGTTGCTGTAGCAGGTATGGATCGTGAACAATATATAAATATAGCCAAGCAAACTTACGCAAATTCTATCCGTCAAAATCTCATTTTTACGTAGGAGAAATTAATGCCAGCTTTAAGTTCCAACAACCTTACAAAACAAGTCGATCTTCCAACTTGGGAATGGACTCGTTTCGCCCCTGCTGTTTCTTCAGCGGTGTCATCCACTTGCTCGGCAGACAACCCTGACTTCTTGCAGACCGAACACGGTCGATACCTCTACTACCTGATCTCTGCTACACAGTTCGTCAGGTACGACACGTGGACGGACATGTACCAGCAGTTGTCGTCGCCGCCAGTGTCACCTTTCAACGTGTCAGCAATGAAACTCGCTGGTGCATACGGCCCAGAGGGGAAGGTGATTGCTGCCACCAGCACGACGCTAACCTTGCCCTCCATTTCGATGGAAGCAATGCGCGGCTATGACGTGACCATCATCTCGGGCACTGGTGCTGGTCAGCGCCGCAGGATCATCGATGTGGCTGAACCGGTGGTTCATGACAGTGGCATCGTAACCGCCGTCGCTAATGCTCTTGGCGGCATCACTTTGACCGACACGCTGAAGACGTGGAGCGTAAACCAGTGGGCTGGCTACACGGTACGTATCGCTGGTAACTCTGGTCTCGGGCAGTATCGGCGCATCTTATCAAACGCTGCCACTGTGCTGACGGTTGGCGACTCTACGCAGATGAATATGCGTTTCAACAACCCGGCGATCTTTGCCCCGGCTATTGCATCTACTGCGGGCGCACAGAGCGCTTATGTGGTCGAATCGCAAGTCGTGACACTAGACAGCGCTTGGGCAGTAACTCCCGATACGACCTCAGTGTTCCGTATCCAATCAGGCATGATTATGCTGGTCAGTCCGAACGCAGCGACAGCAACAGCACCGTTCTATCTGACTCAGTTGTACGACATTCTTACTGACACGTGGTACGTGCTGCCTACGATGACAAACATCATCACCGCTGCTGTAACAGACCTCAGTCTGGAGCGGACGAGTGAGAACGCATCCATCTGGGCAAATGGCACTGCGACTGGAGGTACAACTACCACCCTCATTGACGCTTCGATGGGGGTAGAACGTGCCGCATGGGGGACGAACCAGTGGGCAAACTACTGGGTCTACATTAGTTCAGGCACTGGTGAGGGCCAGATCCGTCAGATCGCATCGAATACCGGTACGACGTTGACGTGGGCGACGGCTGGCACTGCCCCAACGGCAGGCAGTCGCTACCAGATTATTGGCTTCGACGCCGGTATCGCCACGGCGGGTGCTGCCTCAACGCTTACTGATTCCACTAAGTCGTGGGCTGTAAACCGTTGGGCTAACTACTGTGTCCGCATTCTGGCTGGAACTGGGGCCGGGCAGGTACGCCCCATCGTCAGTAATACATCGACTGTATTGACCGTTATTGGTACATGGGACACGAACCCCGACAGCACCTCTGTGTTTAGTATCCAGGGCGATCCTGACAAGGCGTACATCTTCGGTGGTGGTATTGCCGCCGCGCCGATCATCAACTTCTCGTCGCAAGTGCAGTCATTTGGTCGCCAACAGGATTGGGGTATCGCTCGCAACGCGTCATGTGCGGTCGGTGGGTATCAGCCAGTTGCTATCACCACACTGGCGAACGCTACGACGACAGCAACAGCCACCACAGCGCACCCGCATCAGTTCCGTGTTGGTGAACTCGTTACCGTGCGTGGTGCCACTGACGCCAACTTCAACGTCACGAACGTGGCAATCGCCACCGTGCCTTCAGTCACGACGTTCACCTACACGATGTCTGGGACGCCTGCGGCGACCACGATTCCCGGCACCCAGTCAACGACCACACTGACCGACGCTTCTAAAGCCTGGACTACCAACCAGTGGGCTGGCTTCATGCTGTATATGTATGCCGCTACACCAACTGCTGCGACCGGTGCTACTACTGGTCAGGTTGTCCGCATTATCTCCAATACAGCGACCACCCTCACACTGTCGCATGTTGTTACGGCCCCGACGAACGGTATCAGTCGCTACGCAATCTGTGCGTTGTCAGCCGTTGGTGCTGTGGACTTCGGTGTTGCCACTGGCACGCACTCCACGACCACCTTGCAGGACACTACGAAGACTTGGGCCGTCAACATTCATGCTGGCAAGCGCGCCCGCATTGTGGCTGGGCCGGGTTCGCCCGCCGAGGCCGTCGTCTTGTCCAACACGGCTAGCACACTCACGTTCTCGGCGGCGCTTGGCGCAGCACCAGTTTCAGCACAGACGACCTATATCCTGCTTGAATCGACCTCCAAGGGTCTTGGAGTCAGCGCCAACTGGGCGTTTGGCACTAGCGATGCAAACATGCGTGGCAGGTATGTGTACTGTACACGTGGAGGTGCCACTTCTGGGTTTGACCGATGGGATGTCACCACTGACCGTGTGAACCCTATCGCCACATCACCTTTGACGGAAACTTTGACGACGGGAACTATGACCGCTTATGACGGTATGGATCGCATCTATTTCCATAAGGATGCAACACAAAGGGTGTATTCGTTAAACGTTATTACTGCAAATGTTAATGGCGCTGGAATGTATCCATATTCTGCACCAACTGCTGTACTTGGTAATCGTATGGAAATTTTTACAACAAAAGATGGTTTAAAGTATTTGTGGTTAAACCGAGCCTCTTTTGCCGAATGCTACCGATACCTTCTGTTCTGGTGAGAATAATATGAAAATTTCAAATATCATTGAAATGTTAGAAAACAAAGTCATATTTTTAAAAAACCAAAGAGTTATATTGCATTCTTTAGGTGATTTTTCGGGAGTTATTAATTTAGATAATGAAATTGAAGAAACCGAAACTACACTTACTCAATTATTAGAACTCTAAAAGGGAGAACCGGCTATGCTACTCATGCTTTTATCGGATAAAGAAAGTATTAGTGGCTCCAGTCTTATTCCAGGTGAAGGTAATTCATTAATATCTGGAATAATCGCTGCAAAAAGCTCAACTTCGGTAAATGAAATTAATGCGTCGGCTACTTGTTTAGTAAATGCAACTATAATATATAATACAAATGCATTAAATGCAGAAGGAACTAGTTCCACCTCTTCCAACATCTCTACAATTTCTGTATCAAATATAGTAACCGCTATTGGCCTTTCATCAGTAAATTCATTTGCTACTTCAACTTCGCAGATAAACGTAATAAGTTCAAATGGTTTTGGATTCGCAAACGCAATAGGTTCTTTAATAAGTTCAACAAACATATTACTTGTAAATGGAACATCGTCTGTTCTTGGAATTGGTTCATTTATAGGTGGAACGACTCTTGTATTAAATCTGGTAGCAGCCAATGGAACTTCTATAGTAAATTCTAACATTGCGCAAATAAACAATATAAGTTTAAATTCTAATGGATCTTCATTTATAGAATCCTTATTTACAATAGTTTCTGAATGCAATCCATATTCTGCTAATGGTACTTCAGAAGTTAGTAGTTTATTAGAAAAAATTATTCTACTTTATACCGATGTTAGTTCTGGAAATAGTGTTGTTTTATCATATTTTACAGCAAATGCCGCATTTAATATTTCTTGCAATGGTCTTTCTGAAACCTTAGCCTTTGGCTATGGGTTAACTATAAAACAAGAAATGCTCTTTTATTACGAACCAGGAACGTTAGCATTCTACGAACCAGTTTCAATATATTTTCACGAACCAAAAATTAAAGTCTTTTACGAATAAAAGAGAAAGGAACTTTAATGTCTGTTTGGACCTATCAAAAGCAAGCAGAACTTCCATATTTTTCAGTAGCTTGGTATGATGGCTCTGGCGATTTAATAAATTTTAATAATAACTACACTTTTGAAGTTAAATTAATATCTAAAAAAACAAATACGGTCGCACTTACAAAAACAAATTTTATAGTTGGAAGTAATCTTAAACCAAATATCACTGTCGTTTGGCAACCTGGAGAATTAGACCTAACTGAAGGTCTTTACACATTAAGATTGAAAGCTACAAATACCGATGGTGACAGATTCTTTAGTCCAGATAATGAACCGGTCATAAGAATCATTTCGTAATAGATGGAGGAAACATGTCAAAACAAGTTCCATTGTATATTACATCTGGACTTCCTTGTAGTCGGACAATTACTGTTACTTTACCAAACGGACGGTCTTGGTGGACTTCGGGCTCTCAGTTTGAAGTGCTCTCTCAAATCCGAGAGTCTTCTGATGAGTCGTCACCCCTTCTTTTAGATTTGAAACAGTATTTAGTGGTTACTTTTACAGCACCAAACACCGTAGGGATAGTTCTTACGATTAGTGGCACAAACACAAGACGTTTAAAAAAGTCTGGTTACTATGATATGGTTATATCAGATCCGTTAAATACAGACGATAGAGCCTTTGTTTTAGTAAGTGGGCCCGTTTACAGGGATAGTGTTGTGACTGCAGATGTTCAGGAATTAGGTTAACATGGCGAATGAAGAAGTTTTTGTAACTGTACAAAATGTTGTACCTACACCAATAACCGTATCTGTAACAGAAACGGTTCAAACACCAGTGTCTATATCCGTCGGTGGCGCCGTTCCTGGAGAGGCAGGGATGCTTAATGGAACCACTCTTGCGGCAAACGTCGTTACGTCATCTCTCACAAGCGTTGGTACGTTAACCTCTTTAAACGTTACTGGGACAATAACTGCTGGTACATTCTCTGGTGCTCATTCTGGTACATTAAGTGGTAATGCGTCAACGGCAACAACACTCCAAACTGCTAGAAGCATAAACGGAACAACTTTTAATGGTTCCGGCGACATTACGACGGCCAACTGGGGAACATCGCGAAATATAACGATTGGTAGCACCACTAAAGCTGTTAATGGGTCGGGTAACGTATTTTGGACAACCGCTGAAATTGGTGCTGAAGATAGAGCTCCGTTGGGAGTTCCTCGATTCAATCTAGGAAACCCAACCGTTCGCGAAATGGCTTTATTTGACTCACAGAGTAATAACAAAACCGAGTTTCTTCCAATCACAAGTATTTTTGTAGAATCGTCAACAAATGGTACAACCTGGACAACATTTTCTGTTACAGATCAACAAAAACGTAGGCTTGTTGGTGGAGATTTTGAAACGTCTATAGTTATTCCTAATGGTACGCCATTTTTTAGAATAAGATTAAGACTACCATCACCGCAGTACGTATGGGTTGAGCAGCTCTACTCATATTTCTCGACAAATGGTCATAGTTGGGGAGTTCGTGTTTTTAGAAAACACGATAGTGATTCTGGTTGGACGCAACACACATCATCAACTGCCACTGGAAACGGGTGGCCAGGTCATCTGTTTCTTCCTTTTGCTACCCCAATTCAGTGGCGAAACGACGGGAATGCAGTCCAGGGAACACACGATCACGAAATCTATATTCTGTTCACGCCGGTTTGGAACCCGATTTACCCATCAAATAATATCAACCTAACTAAAATTCAGTTGTGGGGTGGGTATCCTGCCGGCCGACGTAATCTTTATACAACCGACGATCTTCAAAACGCAACGTTTCCAGCAACAGTAACTGCTACAACTTTTTCCGGAGCTCATT